CTTCTTCATCAACTCATCAGTTTTAATAATCTTATAAGAAGGTCCAAATAAACCTTCAAGGACCCACTTGTGAGTTTGTGTGCCGTCAAGGGTGCCTGTAAATCCAAAACGATATTTGGCATCAAAAAGTTTTGTCATTATAGATACTAATGACTTGGATTTAAAATTATGTGCTTCGTCACCAACTACCACATTGAATCTTGAAAAATATTGTTTAGGTAGTTTGTAGATTGATTGCCAAGTTGTAATAATGACTTGTGAATCAGTTTCTCTTTCTTTTCCAGCGTAGATCTTGTGGCAAAATGACCCCACATCCCATCCATAATCTGCAAAATCTTTATACATCTGCTCTACAAGGGATGTCGTTGGAACGACTATCAGAATATTTTGTCCTTTCTCAACGTAATATCTCACGATTGAATATATCATCAACGACTTTCCAGAAGCAGTTGGAGATATCAATAACTTTCTATTATGTCTTAAAGCGTCGTATACTCCCTCAACTTGATAATCGCGGGGAGCATACTTTGAAATAGAAGTTATATAATCTTTTACACCTTCCTTTGAAATCATTTCATTGACTTCAAAGGGAAGACCATAATACTTATTATCACGAAATTCATAAGTATATTCGTGTTGCTCACAAAATCTAATGAGTTTATCTAATAAACCAACATAGATTTCGTGAGTATTGACATTAAACAAATAGATATGTCCGTCCCACCACTTATTCTTATAAGCGGGGGCAAACTTTGCATTTGGAACTTCAAATTGAAATGCGTCTCTTAATTCGTAGTAGACGTGTGCTTCTGCTTCAACCTGAAGATATACCTCATTCTTTTTTGAGATAATCAAATGAGACATTCATAACGTATCAGTTATGAATATTTATTTGACTAGTTAAACCCTGCTGTGAACTTCATAAACTCAATACTGTTCTTGATTTGATATGTGCGATTCGAAACAGTTTTGATAATCTCTTCAAGAAACTTTAGCATAATATCGTAGTATCTAATTTTAAGTTCAACTTTACTCAACTTCTCATCGGCGTCCATATGCCTCTGTAACGCCTCTTTGTCTCTGACTTTATACGGAAACGGTTCTTCCTCATAAACCTCTATAGGTGCCTTTCCAGAGTAGTAATTGTAGCGTTCAAGTTTGACTCTGTTATATGTGTCTCTTGCCTTTTCACGTAACAACGTAATGGTATTATAAATGGTATAATATTTTGCGTGAAGTTGGGGAATCTTTAAAGATTCATCGTGCAAATTATCAGGGTCAATGACAGCATCTCTCTGCCACATTTCCTGAATTTCATCAAGTGTCATTATAGACCTGTAGTAATATCATAGATAGTATACTTGAAAGATGCCTGTGCTGTAAAGTATTGAATATCAGTTTGTGTGGAATCAAAATCTAATGAAGTTAGAGAAACTGGAAATAAATCCTTAAATTTTACAATTGCAGTGGTATTATAATTGCTGTTTAAAATATAGAGACTTCCATCACTAAATGCTCTTTTAGGATCTGATGGTTGAGTCACATCATTTTCAATTGTAAGTAGATCCCTATAGTTTTGAGCACTTTCCGGAAATCCCAATCCAGTAATCCAATCGTGAATTGCCATATAATTGCTCATATCTTCATCAACTAAAAATTTTATAGATAAATCTCCATAAGTAATTTTATCTCCGGGAACGTCAATATCCTTTAAATAATTTTGTTGAATCTCAGTTTGTAAGGTTATTTCTGGAATTCTAGTATTTGTGCAGAAAAAGGAAACTTTTGGTTCTTTTGCTAGAGTGAACTTAAACCCAACGGGAGAAAGATAATTTCTATTTGAAATTTGATTTGAAAGAGCATTTGCCATTATTACTTCATCGGGATATTAAGAGGTTCTAATCTAAATGGTGTATTGGGAACTGGTTTAGATCCTGGTCCAATTTGACCTTTTTTTGCCTTATTCAAGTTCTTTTGAGATTCTTTATCCAAACGAATTACATTTTTGGAAAGATCTTCTTGAAATTGTTGAAACGATTTCATTTTTAATTTTATTTAGATAAAAAAAGACCCCCCGTAAGGGAGGTCTTGAGAATCTGTGAGCATGACTCACATAAGATTTGCGACTTTGACTCTTCTGTAGTAAACGTTAGAGTTTGTTGCAATGTTATCAGGTGCTGTAGGAGCAGTAGCGCCCTTCGCAAATGGATTAGCAACGATTCCATAACGAGTCTTGAATCCAATTTTTGGTTGGAAGGTTTGCTCACCAACTGCACGAACCATCTGGAGAGGAACGTATGGGCAGTAGAAGAGACCGGCATCATAAGGTGAAGAACCCTTATAACCGACAACGTAGAACTGATTAGCAGCAACGTTTGCCGAATATGGATCGATGTAGACTCTATACTTGCCTTGAAGAACACCAGCGAAGGTGTTGCCAGTGTCATCAACGTTCAAGTTGGCGTTGAGTGCAGGGGTGTAATCAAGAACACCTGCCATAGTGAGTGCCGAAGCAACGTCAGCAGAGCAGAGGATCATGTTACCCTTCCCTCTACGAGTTTGCTGTGCAATTGCGTTAGCATCACGCTCGATTTGGAAGATAAGACCCTTGAACTTCTCAACCGACCAACGACCGTTGGAGTCAACGTCAAGGTCAAAAGTACCAGCGGTAGCGGTGTTAACCTGAGCACCAGGAACAGCAACCTTATAAACGGTACGAATGATCTCTCTGTTGATTTCGGCAAGAATCTCAGTGCTGAGGATGTTAGCAAGCTCAGCTTCTGCATTCAGACCGTGAATTGCCTTCAGGTCTTGTGCAAGTTCGAGTGAATACTCAGCTTTCAGAGCACGTGACTTAGCAGTAACGGTGAGTTTCTCAATTGAGAAAGCCATCTCGTTAAAGTAATTGCTAGCTCCGTCACCAAGTGCTTCAGAATTGCCAGTTGTCATACCTTCGCCAACGTTGTACTGGTTAGCACCGGTAGCAGCGTTATTTGCTTGGTTTGAAACATCAAGAATTGAAGGATTGGTTCCGCCTTGAGCAGTGGTACCTAAACCAACAGTTCCATCAATAAATCCAGCAGTAAGATTACGGCTGTTATTTTGACCAGAGAATGCCGAATCTACTTCGTTGTAGAAAGTTTCAGTTCCACTCTGGCTGCTATAGCGTGAACGCATTGCGAAGATAAGTCCAGTAGGACCATTCATTGGTTGAACGCCACAAAGATCATAAGCGATCAGATTGGGCATTGAACGTCTGATCAGTGAGATCAAAACTGGGTCGAAACCTGCAACAGGAGAACCCGTTGTGTTTGATGCACTACCGCCAAAACCACCGGTACCGGCAGAGTTGGTTGGGGATGCTTCGCTAAGGAAAGAACGCTCTTCACGAAGTTCTCTCTCTTGGTTTTCTAGCAGGATTGCAGTTACCGCTCTACGATGTGAATCTTTGATTTGATCCATCCCTTGATAATCAAGGATCGGTGCCCACTTCTCCTGCAGATATTCGTTGTTGTACATCTGCATTGAATTTTACCTCTTTAAAAAAGTTTTGTTTGATTTATAATTTAAAAATCACTTGTTAGCGACTCTACTGAGAGTCTGAAGATATGCTTCCATAATTGGTGAAACTGAATTTTCAGTTCCTTCATATGAAACTTCTTCTGATAAGTTCTCAGAGATACCTCTTTGAGTACCAGTATTTGTTGGGAAATATGATTCCCTCAGGGTTACCAGTTTCTCACGATAGTTTTCTTCACCATCAAACTCAACATTTTCGGCAAGAGAAGCGAGTTTGTCCTTCTGAGAAAGTGCAAGACCCTCAGCGACATCTGCAAAAATTACATCAGCAACTGACTCTGCTAATCTTCTATTAAGAGCAACATTTCTTTCAATTTGCTCGTTGAGTTTTCCTTCCATTTCATCAAGTTTATCTACCATACTCTCGATTACATCATATCTATCTTCAGGAATTGTTACATAATGATCTTCAAAAAGACTCTTCATTCCTTGTAGGAATGATTCGGTCATTTCAGTCTTAAGACCGTGCTCAACTGCGAGTGCATTCTCTTGAATCCACTCATCAGCAACATACTCAAGATAAGAATCTACACGTTCGGTGAGTTCTTGCTTAATAAATTCAACTTCTTCAACTAAAGCATTTTCATAAGTTTGTTGAAGTTCTTCTTTAATTTCAGAAACTTTTGAACGAATGGCAGCTTCGAAGATAGTGCGTGCTTTTTCTTGAAATTCTTCCGAAAGTTCCTCACCTTCGAGAAGAGCATTGACATCTTCTTCAATGTCAAACTCTTCCTTCATTTCATCCTCTTCATCTTCGTCCTCTTCATCTTCTTCATCATCTTCATCTTTTTCCTCTTTCTTCTTCTTTTTAGAAGATTCTTCAGCAACTACTTCTTCATCTTCGTCGAGTTCTTCTTCATCGACAAGATCATCATCTTCCTCAACTTCTTCCTTTGCCATAGTATGCATTGGTTCAGCAGCAGCTGCCTTAGCATTAACTACGTTCTTTACTTGAGCAAGAGTTGCTCCAGGAGTTTTAAGTGTTGCAGAATCATCGTCTGGACGATAATTTTCTGGGGTAGGACCGCCTAAATCTTCCCAACTACCAGTTTGTCCTGGAATCATAACTCCAGAAGCATTTTGGGCAATGGTGCTCATTGGCTCGGCAGGTGCAGCCCCTTTGGTTACTACGTTTTCCATTTCTTGTAAATTGCTACCAACGGACATTTGTTTTAGATTCTTGTATATAATCTATATTTATTTATAATTTAAAGATTTGAAAGAAATTCGTTGAATAGATTCAACTTATGTTCTTCCAATTTTTTTTGATTAACAAGAGTATTAATTTTTCTTTGAGTTTGTTCTGCAAGTTTTTCACGAAGAATTCCACCTTCCCAAACCCACTCTTTACCTTCCATAATTCCCTGAACAAATGCATCAGGAGCAGAAGGATCGGCAACGATATCAGCAGCAGTTGCAAGCATGAAATCTTCGCCAACAATTTTATGACCTTCATTAGTCATTTTGAGTGAACCAACACCACGAGAAGAAACACCAAGACAAACTCCTTCACTAATGAGAGACTTTGCAATCTTACCCATTGGGGTTTCGAGAAGTTGTGCTTTACCTTTAAAATTAGTTCCTTCTGCAGTAAGGGAAACAATCTTGTGAGAAACACGATCAAGATTGACAGTAGGACCATCAGGGTGACCGAGTTCTCCAAGAGCACGACCTTTATTGACAAATGCTTCTGTATATCTCTTTACCTCACGGGAAAGAGTTTCCATTGGATACATTCTTCCATTGCGATTGCAAATATCACCTTGAAGGAAAATACCTTCAATAAACATTTTTTTATTGGAACCTTTTCCTTCAGTAATAAATTCTACTTTTTGAATTTCTTCTGTGATGAGTTTCATTTTATTCGGAAACTAATTGAACTACTTCTGTAATACTTAAATTTGTTGAATTACTGTCCGCAAGAGCTGAAACTTTTACACTTCTGGATAAAGTAGATCCTGTAGCAGTAATTATCCCGACTATTGCTGAAGTATTGGCAGCAATAGTAACTGTTTCATCAGTAGTTGCAGTTACTAACTGATGAACTGTATTGATTCCCGAAGGTTGAGCATTTTCAATTGTTACATAATCTCCAATCAAAAATGGATTACCTGCATTATTATTAAAAGTGATTACCGTCGATGTCCCTGTGGTAATTCCAACAATCTGCTGTTTTGCAATTCTTTCTTTCAATACCTCATTTCCATAAGGTGAAATATAAAAAGAATTTGTAGTCGCAACTGGATTTCCGCCAGTTTCCACATATACTGCAGTTAATCCTGCAGCAACTCTAATGTAACCACTTTTTAATGCAATAGGATTACTAGTTGCTGCTACAGAAACTGTAGGAGAGATTCTATTTACATTTTGAACAACTTTTATTGCCATTATTCATTATCTCCAGTAGAATCATTTTCACCGAACATCATTGAAGCAATCTGTGGTCGAGCAGAATCTACTCTGTCGGCAGATTTTGCATATAGCAATTCTTTAATTTTATCGGAAACATCTGCTGCAGATCCATCAGATGCAATCAAGTCGATAAGTTCTTCCATAAATTTATTTTATTATTATAGGACTATTTATATTTTACCACCTTTGGGGTTTGGAATTTCTGCTGCTGAAACATTTACATTCGGTTCTATAGGAACTTCACCGCCAGCACCTTGCTCGATTGCTTGACCTGCCTCCTCTTCTGGCGGCAACGGATTTCCCATTTCGTCTACTGGTGCATTTGGATCTGGTAAGATACCCTTTGCAATTTCATCTTCAATTTGAAAATCAATTTCAATAATTTCAGAATCTGTTTGGCGAAGAATTTTTTTACGAACATATTCCGTAGAATAATATTTTCCAATGTAAGGTTCAATCGTTGTTGCTAAAGTTAATCTATTTGTTAAAAGTTCTGCTTCTTTTAATTCTGAAAAATGATTATCATATAAGAAATCATATTGAATATGATCACTCATTTGCTCCCAATCTTTTGGAGAAACAATGTTCTTCAGAAGTAATTGAGTGCGAAGCATATCATTAAATAGATTTGCAAAACGCTTTCTTAATCTTCCTACAAATTTTGAAAACTTTAATTCATCACGAAGAATTTCTGATGATCTACCAAGATTAAATCCATCTCCTCCACCTGCAATTCTTGTTTCGGGAACACCTAGTGCTCTATAAAGTTTTTTCTGAAAATATTCTATATCAGCAAGTTCTCCAAGATTTTGACCACCTGGAAGAGTTGTAATTTCAGTTCCTCTACCACCTTCTCTTCTAGGTAACCAAAAGTCTTCAAGCATACTCATAAACTTACGATCATCACGAACTTCGCCAGTATTTGCATCATATACAAGTTTATTACGATAACGACTCATTACCTCTTTAAGGTATTGCTCTGCTTTTACCTTTGGAAGATTGCCAACATCAATATAAAAAATACGACGTTCTGGTGCTCTAGATAATCTATAAATGACAAGAGAGTCCTCAATCATTCTGAGTTGATTAAGAGCTTTAATTGCTTTATGTAAATATGAAAGAATTGTTCCTTTATTTCTATCTACTAATCCTGATGTGCAATATGTAATTGAATCTTTAGCAATCTTAACTCCTTTTTTAGATCCACCACTAATTGTTCCAGTTGGAAAATTTGGAGTTGGTGTGTAAATAAAATATTCTTCAATTTCCGGAAAATTATATTCCTGTTCTTGACCAAAAGATCTTGATAATAAATTTAAATTTCTAGATCCATTTAAATCATTACCTGTCTTTTTTTCTTGACGAACGTGCTTTATTTTCATTGGGTCAATGTATCTCAATTCCTGAATACCTGCTTCAGGATTCTTTTGATCAATGACTTTTAA